TTAGATTAGTAAAAGATTCAGACTTAGGTAATGGATCTATAAGTCTAAGTCCACTAAATTATAATGAGTATTTAAATAGCTACGTAGAACAGGAAGACGAAATACAAACTACAACACTAAGTCAATCTCACACTGACTCAGTTACTACGCTAACTGTAGCAAGCACTACAGGATTTGATAGTTCAGGAACTGTGTATGTAGGCAATGAAGTTATGACTTATACAGAAGTGGGATCGTCTACAACTCTTACTGGAGTTACTCGTGGTACAGGTGGGTCAACTGCTGCTGCACATGCAAGCGGTGTACAAGTTGCTCAGTTTGATAACGGAGGAATACCTAAGTATGTTGTAAGAACACTTGACAATAATTATATACTATATCCTTTTCCAACAAAATCTTATTCACTAAAATTTGATTACTTTACTTTTCCATCAGATTTATCTGCACACGGAGATACAACAACTATACCTGATAGATTTGCTGCTGTTATAATAGATGGTGCTACAGCTTTTGTGTATCAGTATCGTGGTGAAATGCAACAATATAGTGTAAGTTTTGCTAGATTTGAAAACGGTATTAAACACATGCAAACATTACTAATTAATAGGTACGACTATTTACGATCAACTTATATACCACAGGCTACAAATTATATAGGATCACGAACATCAACTAGGACTATTTAATGCCTGAAACTTCACAAATAAATCCAGTAGCTTTTAACTGCGAAGGAGGTTTAGTATTAAATAAATCTACTTTTTTAATGCAACCAGGAGAAGCGTTAGAGTTACAAAACTTTGAACCTGATATTGGTGGTGGATATAGAAGAATAAACGGTTTTAAAAAATACGTAAACCATATAGTTCCTCAAACGTCTGCTTCTTCTGAATCTATATTAATGAATACTGTATTTGCTGATAAAGTAATAGCAGCTAGAGGTGAAAAAATATGGAGTTCTGCATCAACTACTATAACTATTGCTATAACTGCAGATACTTCTATGTCAGGCTCTGGAACAATTAATGTTTTTAGTACTTCTGGATTTACTTCAAGTGGTACGTTACAGATAAACAGTGAAATATTTACATATACAGGTATAACTTCTTCTACCTTTACGGGTGTAACTCGTGCTACATCATCTACTACAGCAGCAGCTCATGCAGTAAAAGACATAGTTTCAGAAAGTTGGACTGTAAGAGATACAGGAAGAACAAATGCAGCAAAGTATTCTTTTGAAAAGTTTAACTTTGATGGTAACGATAAAATAATTGTAGTTGATCAAACTAATGCACCTACAGTTTTTAATACTTCTTTGTCAGCTACTGATGTTAGCGAAAGCAGTGTTGCAGGTGCAAAACACGTAACTGCATTTAAAGGACATATGTTTTATTCAGGTATGTCTAGTACGCCAGAAGAATTAGTATTTAGCGCACCCTTTAATGAAGATGACTTTCAGAGTGGTCAGGGTGCAGGTAGTATTAAAGTAGATGATACTATTGTAGGAATTAAAACATTCCGTGAAGATTTATTTATATTTTGTGAAAATAGAATATTTAAACTATCAGGTACGTCTTCTTCAAACTTTGCAATGTCTCCTGTTACTCGTAACATTGGTTGTATTAATGGAAATACTATACAAGAACTTGCAGGTGATTTAATTTTTCTTGGCCCAGATGGTTTAAGAACTGTTGCAGGTACAGCTAAAATTGGTGACGTTGAGCTTGGTACAATAAGCAAAAATGTACAGCCTTTATTTGATGAACAAATAGATGATGCTGCAGTCTTTGAAAGTGTTGTTATACCAGAAAAAACACAATACAGATTATTTTTTGCTAAAGAGGGTCAGGCACCATCATTAACTAAAGGCGTTATATGTGTACGAAAAAGTGAAGGTTATGAGTTTTCTGAAATTAGAGGCTTAAAACCTTCTAGTACAGATACAACAATAGACACAGGTGATGTACTAATATTACACGGAGACTATACTGGATATGTAAATAGACAAGAAGTAGGTAATGACTTTGATGGTACTGTTATATTTGGTAAATATAGAAGTCCTGACTTAGGTTTTAACGACTTAGGTATCAGAAAACACATGCAAAGAGTTATAATTAACTACAAACCTGAATCTGCTATTGACGCAGATTTATTTTTAAGGTATGATCAAGAATCAGCAGAGTCTGCTAGACCTGCTGCATATCCTTTAGATTCTACAAAAGTAGCTGCTCAATACGGAGTTGCTACATATGGATCAACAAGTACCTATGGTGGTACAACACAACCTTCTGTAAGACAATCAGTAGAAGGGTCAGGGTTTACAATAGCTTTAAGAGTAAATGATGGGGGTTTAACTGCTCCTTATTCTCTTAAAGGATTTCAATTAGAATATCAAATAGGAGCTAGAAGATAAATGGGTGCTACATATACAAGACAGTCCTCTTATACTGACGGAGATGTAATTACAGCAGCAGATACTAACAACGAATTTGATCAGTTGTTAGCTGCATTTGCTGCATCTACAGGACACACACACGATGGTACAACTGCTGAAGGTGGCCCAATAACTAAACTGTTAGGTACTTCTATTACTATTGGTGATGCTACAGCAGGTACAGATATAACAGTAACATTTGATGGTGAGTCAAATGATGGTGTGCTTAAGTGGATGGAAGACGAAGATTACTTTGAGTTTTCTGATGACATACTCGTAGCTTCTACAGAAAAAATACAGTTCCGTGATACAGCAATATATATTAACTCTTCAGCAGATGGACAGCTTGATCTTGTAGCTGACACCGAAATACAGATAGCAGCTACTACAGTAGATATAAATGGTGCAGTAGATGTTTCTGGTAATTTGTCCGTAGGTGGTAACTTAGATGTTACTGGTACATTTGATCTTAGTGATTCTAACTTTACTAACGCAGGTAATATACAACTTGATAGTATATCAGGTGATTCAGACACAAACACTAGTATTACATTTAGTGGTTCAGATGTTATTACTGTAGCAACAGGTGGTACTACATCTTTTACCGTAGATGCAAGTCAAAACATTTTAATGAGTGCAGCAAAAAAAGTTCAGTTCCGTGATACTGCTCTTACAATTAACTCTAGTACTGATGGTCAGATGGATATTGATGCTGACACAGAGTTAGAAATAACAGCACCTACTGTAGATATAAATGCGTCTACAGCCGTGCTTGTAAGCAATGATTTAAAACTAGATAGCGATGCTGCTGTCTTAGGTTTTGGTGCAGATAATGATGTTACACTTACCCATGTAGCAGATACAGGATTGTTACTTAATGGTACAATGGCATTACAGTTTAATGATGCATCACAGTCTATTAATGCTCCTAGTGCTACAGTATTAGATATTAATGCTACAGATGAGATTGAGCTTAACGCTACACTTGTAGATGCTAATGCTAACTTAGATGTAAGTGGTACATACACTGGTGGTGGCTTAATGACTACAGGTGGTAACATAGTTATACCTGATAGTGGAAACATTGGTTCTGCTTCTGATACAGACGCTATTGCTATTGCTTCAAATGGACAAGTTACACTTACACAAACACTTATTGGTACAGCACTAGATATATCTGGTGATATTGATGTGGATGGTACTACTAATCTTGATGTAGTTGATATTGATGGTGCAGTTGACATGGCTACAACTTTAGCAGTCGCTGGAAATGTAGACTTTAATGGTGACTTAGACGTAGACGGTACTACTAACTTAGATAATACAGATATAGATGGTACACTTGTAGTTGATGGATCTAACATATCATTAGACAGTACATCTACATTAAATATTGACAATTCAAATACATCAAATGGTATTACTATTGGTACTGCAACCTCTGGTGTACCTGTATCTATTGGTCACACTACTTCTGAAACTACAGTAAATGATAACTTGACTGTAACAGGATCTACTACTTTAGCTGCTACTTCTTTTGGAGATGCAGATATAACTAATGTAGGAGATATTGCTCTTGACTCTATTAGTGCAGATGGAACAGATATTAATATTGCAGTTACTGACAACTCTGCTACTGCTCTTACAATTAAACAAGGCTCAGACGCATACCTTATTGTAGACACAGCAAATAGTAGTGAGTCTGTATCTATCGGTACAGGTATATCAGGAACAGCAATTACTATAGGACATGGTACATCTGAGACTACTATTGGTGATAACTTAGTTGTAACAGGTAATTTAACAGTTAATGGTACAACTACAACTGTAAACAGTACAACTATGACTGTTGATGATCCTATTATAACTTTAGGTGGAGATACTGCTCCAGGCTCTGATGATAATAAAGATAGAGGTATTGAGTTTAGATACCACGATGGTTCCTCTGCAAGAATAGGTTTCTTTGGTTATGATGACAGTGCATCTGCATTTACATTCTTAACTGCTGCAACAAATAGTTCTGAAGTATTTAGTGGTACAATTGGTAATGTAACAGGTGGTGTAGGTACATTTGCCTCACTAGACATCTCAGGTAACATAGATGTAGACGGTACAACTAACCTAGATGTCGTGGACATTGATGGTGCTGTAGATATGGCTTCTACGTTAACAGTCGGAGGTGTCGTTGATATAACTGATACCACAGACTCCAGTGATGCTACAGGTGATACAGGAGCTTTACGAACTGAGGGTGGTGCAAGTATAGCTAAAAAGTTGTACGTTGGCACAGACCTAGATGTTGACGGCACAGCCAACCTTGATGTTGTAGACATTGATGGTGCTGTA